ATGACTAAGAATACTGGATACTTCTTCAATACTCACTTTCATCCTACTATGTCTCAGAAATGGACAAGGCTTCATTGGGACTCTAGGGAAAGTGAGCTTGTCACTAAGGATATGATCGACTACTTTAGGGATAACTACGGAGAAGATTCCAATGTCTTCAAGATTCGTGTTGAGGGAAATCCTCCGGTTGATGATGAGATGACTTTTATTCCTCTATCCTGGGCTATACAGTGTGTGGGAAACACTATTGAAGTTGATCCTGAGTGGCCTCTTTATCTATCTGTCGATGTAGCTAGGTATGGTGAAGATGATAGCATTATCTTGCCAAGAAGAGGAATGAAAATAAGTCGCTGGGATCGCTTTCATGGGAATCATACACTGGATCTTTCTCATCATGTCGTTAGAAACTTCGTTGATATGGAAGCCAGTGGTGTTGTTGTAGATGAGATTGGTGTAGGAGGCGGAGTGATCGACTGGCTGCAGCATGATCCAAGGGGACTTGGGCAGAAAGCTATTGGACTTAACTCTCAGGATGCTTCAAGTGATAAGATGAAGTGGCATAGGCTTAGAGATGAACTTTGGGATCGAGTAAGGAATCATCTTATGCACTGCAGATTTGACCTCCCTGATGAGAATGTGAAGATGTTTGGCAAGGACTGGAATATTGGGCATCTTCTGGCTAATGAGTTGGCTGCTCCAAGATATAAACTGGATGTTAATGGAGCCATTCAGATTGAGAGTAAATTGGACATGAAAGCTCGTGGGATTAAGTCTCCGAATATTGCAGATGCACTTGTTATGTCTGAGTATTTTAACAATGTAGCGTTTGCTCTGTGGGGAGAAAGACAGAAGAGACAGGAAGAGAAAAGGAGATTTTCACCTGCTTTCCCTAAACCTCAGAATGCTGGTTCGCAGCAGTGGATGGTACAGGGATGATCAGAGCTGATACTGCAGGCAGTCCGGTTCATTACTATGACATGTGTGCTTACTGCAATTTGGATACTGGTGGTAATCATGAGGGTAGCTGTCCTTTAGCAAGTCCACGAATAGTAGGTATTCCATTCGGGGAAAGTTACTCAAACCTTACTAAGAGAGCGAAAGCTGAGATCGGTAATCATCCTGAATGGAGAGTAAAGTGCCTTTAGAAGGAAGCAATGTGGATCGAGCTTTTACTGGATCTGGCTTTTGGTGTTATATGTGGTTTTATAGCTATCGTTATTTGCAAGCTTATAAAGTGGTTGCCTTAAAAAGGAAAGATTAAATGCCTATAGCTGAAAGAGAAGAAAGCGCTTCTCAATTAGGATCAGATGCAAAAGTAGATGAGGATCTCGTAAAGCTTCTTGACTGGCTCAAGAAAGCAGAGCAAAGTACTCCAGAGATAACTTACAGGAGAGATTCTAAGGAGGACTACGATTTCTATTCTGGTAAGCAAGATACTGATGAGGTTCTGCAAGATCTTATAGCCTTAAAGCGTCCAGCTACAGTTTACAACGAAATAAAGCCCAAAGTTGACATGCTTATCGGCATGGCTGCACAGACTAAGCATAAGGCTACTGTTGTTCCTGTTGGAACTGAGGATGAGCCACTGGTTGAGTTAATGGCAGGAACTCTGCACCATTTTCAAAGAAGGGAGAAGATTGCAAGGAAGGAGTTAGAGTGTTTTGAACATGCTGTGAAAGGTGGCAAATCGCTCCTTTCCTTCTATATTGATACATCTAATCCCTTCAAACCTGTAATTAAGGCCAAGAGATATGATGGAAGGAATTTCTATCTAGACCCTGACTGTCAGGAATATGATATGTCAGATGCTAGATACTTGTTCCTTGAAAAGTGGCTTACTGAAGAGCAGATAAAGCAGTTTTGGAAGGGCTTTAATACTTCTATGGCTCAGCAGTACAGTGCTGGAGGAGATAACCCAATATTCTTTGATGAGGCAAGGCAGAAGTACAGAATCATAGAAGGCTGGTATTACAAGTTTATGGATGTTATCTACTTTGTAAATCCTATGACTAACAAAGTAGAATGGTTGATTCCAGCAGAGTTTGAGAAGTTTGAGAAAGCAGTAAGAGATGGTATTGATCTTGGTGATAGAGGAAGATTCCAGCAGGATGAACCAGTTGTACGACAGGAGTCCTTCAAGAAACAATATCATTATATGATCTTCTCTGGAACAGACAAGTGCATGGGTAGCCCAAGTCCTTACAACTGGGAAGGTATCCCTGGAGTATTCTATGGAGCTTTTAAAGACTACGATACCAATGCTTGGTTTGGTGCAATAGCTGCTATGAAAGATCCGCAGAGGACTCTAAATGTCAACAGGAGACAGTTGGTTCACCTCTTGCAGACACTGCCTAAAGGCATACTGATGCATGAGGTAGGAGCAATTCTCAATATTGAGGACTATGAGTCAAAGTCTGCTGAGCCAAACTTCCACCTAGAAATTGCTAAAGGTATGTTTGAGAAGGTCAAGTTCCAAGAGCAGCCTAGAATTTCTCCTATTTATGGACTGCTTGACAGGATGCTTAGTCAGAGCATTAAGGATGTTTCTGGAGCGCAAGACTCACTTATGGGGATTCAGACTACCGGAAGGGAGCCTGGAATAACTGTTAGAGCAAGACAACAGACTGGGATTGCAGTAGTTTTCATCTTGTTTGATAATCTCAGAGAATCAAGGCTGCAATGTGGAAAACTGCACATGTCTCTAATCCAGCAATATGTAACTGAAGAAATGGCTATCAGAATTGAGGGGCCTAAAGGCGCCCAGTTAATGCAGATTAACAGCCAAACAAATCCACAGACTACTGGATTCAATGATATTACTGCTGGAGAGTTTGACTATGAGATGGAGGAAACTACTGAAACAGCAACTATTAGAGCAGCTACCGCTCAAATGCTTGTGGATTTCTCCCAGAATAATCCTGGTGCAATTCCTGTAGACATTATCCTGGAATATACAGATCTGCCATATTCAGCAAAGCAAAGGGTTAGGGAATATCAGGCAGCTCAACAAGCTGCTGAAAAAGAAGCAAATGACAGAGAGTATGAGCTTCGTCTTAAAGAGATTGAAGCTAAGAATAAACCTAAAACTAAAGAGTAAAGGAGTTTAACAAATGGCAACAGGTACACCCACTGTAGAGCCGCAAAAGGCTGATGAAACAGTTTCAGCGTTTGAGGGCTTAGATGGAGATGAAGGTGAAGTTGGTAAAGATGAAGGTGGAGAAACCAAGACTGAAGAGGAACTAGCTGCAGAAGCTGCAGAGGCAGAAAAACTTGAGCAGCTAAAGCCCATCCAGAAAGAAGATGGGACTATGGAGACTGAGGCAGAGGCCAAGGCAAGAGTTGAGGATGCTGCAGCTGCAGCTGCAGAACCTACTGAGACTGAAAGGCTCAGGGAGGAGGCAAAGGATCTCCGTCAAATGCTTCGCACTTTCAAGCGTGAACAGGTGCAGATGAAAGCCAAGATTGATAGGCTTGAAAAGAGGCCTGTGAAGGCTGGTGAAGAAGGTGAGGAAGGAGAAGAGGGAGAGGCTGGAAAGAAGGTAGAAGAACCTCTAAGTCGGGTAGAAGAGCTCCAAGTGGGAATAGCCCAGATTGGTCAGGAACGTGGAGCTGCTCTGGATATTCTTCTTGAAACGATGGAGCAGGGAGCATACAAGGATGTTAAAGAAGTTTGCTCAAGAGGCAACTTTGATGACATTTTCGAGGCCATTGCGACGGAAGTGAACAGGGACACTGGAAAGGATCTTAACGAAGCACTTCTGGAAGTGGAACTGAATGTCTGGGCCAAGGAAAATCCTTATAAGTATATGTATGATCTCATCAAGAAATACCACCCTTCTTATGTTGAGAAAGAGAAACCTGCTAAACCAGGTGAGAAGAAGCCAACTATCGTTGAAGCTCCAGGGAGTATTGCTGATAAAGGTGGGGATGGTAACATAGCAAGCGGATGGACAGCTAAAAGGATTGACGATATGCCTGAAGATGAGCTGGATACTGTCCCTGTAGATGTGTATGATAAGTATATGAGAGGTGAACTAAAGTAGGAGGTTAAGGATGGCAACAACACCTAAAACGCAATTTGCTACTAATGATGCCTTAACCAGGAAAAAGTGGGCGAAAGACCTTTTCAAGGTTATCCTTCCTGCTGTTGAGTACAGTTACCTTGTAGGTAAAGGTGAAGACTCTATTGTGCAGTTGAGGACAGAACTTGGTAAGGGAGAGGGTGACAAGATTCCCTTTGGAATCCGCCTGCCACTGACTGGAGAAGGTATCGTCGGTAGAAAGACAGTCGAAGGAAATGAAGAGAAGCTGATCTTCAAAGACTTCGATATGACTATTGAGGAACTGAACCATGCAGTAGATACTGGTGGTAAAATGGAAGAGCAGAGGATTCCCTGGGATTTGATGTCTGAGGGAAAGAACGGTCTCCAGGATTGGTGGGCTGACAAATTGTCAGACATCCTCATAGCTACACTGTGCGGAG